TACGAACTCCACGTAATAAAGGTTGTTTCTTGTCATAGGTACTACCCTTAAGAATTTGAAGCCAAGTCGCTTGACCATCTTCAGCAGGGCTGTGTTGTTAATGTCAATATAGTTATACAGCAATTTATGTGGTTGATTATTGATCCACAGCTTTGCTGCTTTCATAAAAGCCTTTGGGTACTTCATGGCTTCATTAGTCATGTGCATCCAAATATTGCCTTCGCCATTCACACCAATGAGTGCCATCGGTTGACCATCGGGGCTGAGCATTACACAAGTCTTGTACTGGGCCATATCTAATAGCATGGTCAAGACTGGGTGAACACCTGCCCTTTTGATATCCTCTTTAGCAGCAGAAAGTAAGTTGTCAACAATTACTGGTATATCACTTACTGTGGCTGGCCTAAAGGTTTTATCAAGATAGCACTCATTTGTCATGTTAGTTTCGGGTGTAGAACCGGCGTTTATATAGACCCTCCCAGCTCAAGCCAAGTAGGCTTACTGGAAACGGTGTGTCACCAACAATACGAATACGTATATTCTTATTGCGTTGAAAGATTGGTACAACGTGTGTTGCTTCTGCAGACATGTTCACGTTGTTTAAGACATACTGATAAGGTAGTGTTACGTTGACAACGTTTACCCATTGATCCCTACCAGTGATATCAATCTTGTAGGTAACTGGTCCACTGAGACCTGTTAATACCTTTAGGCGATGGATGATAAGGTCAGCAGTATTGTCAGTAATCCAGGTCTTATCAGTCCGTTGACCGACATACAAAGTTGGTAACTGAAGTAACATCTCATAGATGTACCCAATAATAAGGTCCCGTCCTCTAAAATCACCTTCAAGGTCTATATAGTTAAGACCATAAGTTCCTCCTACGGCTGGATACAACACAGCACCAACTGACTCATTCCCTGCAGTACCAGTATTTCCGATATAACCACCCAACAGCATCACAGAAAGCTGTTTACTAGCAATGTGGCTATACGGCAGGTAAACCCTTGTGGTATCAGTACCAGACGTATAGATACGATATGGGTTCACTGAGAACATATCAAGACACACATCAGTCCTCTGACCACTTGGAAGAGTCAGATATCCTTGTTCACTGGCCTGGGTAAGGTCATAGGAATTAACGGATACTTTAGTGCCATCAGTGATAACAGCATAGTATGTACTGACATCAAAGAACTGATCTAGAAGTGTGCCAGTAAGCTGCCATTTGTACCACGAAGAAGCATTCCGTTCATCAGCTTCCTGATAGAATCTAAACTGATAGACAGTACTGCTCCCAGTTTGACCTATAGAGATCATTGACTGAGCAGGTGAAGCAATCAGATTATCAACACTGCTTGGAATGAATTCAGACACAGTTGTAGTCTGGTTCACCATGTCAGGTGGCATATCTGAACGAATCCTGGCAAGCTCAAAGATACGTGTATACAGGGGTGTCTTAGAGACAAAAGCAACCGTAGTTCCCAGTGATACAGCTTCTAGACTTGGATCACACTCATACCGTGCAAAGGTATTGATGTTAGCAGTTTGGGGACTTAAGATATCAGTAGCCTCAGTTGACAGTAGGAACTGCTCATTCTGTCCAAACAGAAGCAGGCCAACGTTCACTGACTGTACATAGTTTAGCGTAACGGGTTTAGTTGAAGTAGCAGTAACATCAATAGGATCATCAGCAGAAACTGTCTGTGCTGTTGTAGCAAAGAAGTTAAAGTAATCACCAGCCCTACTCAGAATGACCGACTCATTAGAGAGCATACCAAGCCTATTCCGATAAAAGAATAAGCTTGTAATTTTTTCCCCAATAAAACTTGGCAGGGGGTTGGTTTCATTATCACCAACTGCCCTATCTTCCCAAACAACAGGTTCATAGGTAAATGAACCATCAGCCTGCCTTACAAGCTGGTGAGGCATTGTAAGCTCATCTAGTTGGTAGGTAATCCCTGGGGCGTTTGTTTCTTCCCATACTCCAGGACCTCCTGCAGCACTGTTGGTGGTAACAAACTCCACCCACATATCATCTGCTTCTATGTTAGCAGTGTTGATTACGTTAACCTTGTATCCATTGGAACACTGGTTAGGCAACCTACCAATTGAGTCGATCTTATCTTGGAAGCAATAAACACCTTCTTCCGTAGCAGAACCTGTGGTTGAAATTGTAAAGGAAGTACTCTTGGTGATCTTAAGACCAGGGCCAACCTTAGTTGCTGTAAAGCCCGCTACACCGTTGATAGCAGTGACCAAGGCCTGGGCTATGGTGTTGCTGTCCACGACGCCACCAGTGACATCTGTAGGGGTCTGGTAGGTGTAGTCAGTACCATTAAGGGTAACGGTGTACTTAGCGTTGTAAGCAACAACAGCGATGACAACAAAAGCTTGGAACGGTAAAGCAGCAGTAGTAGCAACTTTCATTGCTGTTACCTTTTGCTTGTTCAGAACAAAGGTGTAATCATTCAATGTCAACAGTTCAATATCATCAGCTGTAGCGCCATATAGGTAAGCGTTACTTGGTACAGTAGTGATAGAACAGTTAGTGACTTGCGTGTCATACAAGGCTTTCTTGGCAGCCTGATCAGTGACAGCTGTATTGTAGTTAGTCTGTGCTGTGTTCATAGCAGCAAGAGCTGTTGCAAGCTGCCCTGATGTATGTGTAGCAGCAACTGTTTTGTTCAGCTCATAGACGTAAAACCCAGCACGTTCCAAGATTGGATACTCTGCAGAGCGGTTATTACCAAACTCATAACTAGAAGGAAACGCAAGCGGTGAGCTGTAGGCTCCAATTATTGTTCCGTTTTCCTTAATGATGTACTGGTTTACCGATGTGTTTGCATTGATGTAGATACCAGAAATAACTGATTGAACAATGTCACCAGAAGGATAATCATTCTCAATATCAAGCAAAGACGCTACTGTTGTGTACTGTCCGGCTACAGCCTGTGCATAGGTGGACTGTGCAGAATTAAGCGTTGTAAGACTTGTCTGCGTAGTTTGTTTAGCAGTATTGAAGTTACTTAAAGTGGTCTTAAGGCTTGTGATGTTACATGACCCAGGTACTCCTGTGTTAGTGCCCATGTTAACAACACGTGGCAACCCATCAAGAATGCTCCATACTCGGAACTTATTGTTGGCATACTGTGCAACATATTTTTCCAGGTTATCCCGGAGAATTGAGAACCAACGTCCAGTAGGTGAAGCATCTGCTAGTTCAGCAACAAACTTACCACCAGGCCTTTTTAGTAAACCTAGTGCATAATCTGGAAATGTATTAACTGATTCAACAAGTTGTCCAGGAAACTTAAGGTTATCTGGCTGCTGTGAGATTCCAAGTAAAAAGTTAGGGATCCTTTGGGTAACAATACTCATCGCATAAGAGCTGTGTAAGGTTGAAAGCTGTTGTAATAGTTGGTGCCATCTTGCCAACCAAAGATGCTGTAGTCACCTTGGTTACATTCGTATTCAAGTGCAGCTGATTTGGTTTGGACCTCTTGTTCGGCAAGAAGCGTAGTAATCTCTTTGTCACCAATCATCTTAGTAGCAGACAACCTAGCAGCTCTTGCTACAATGTAGTTCTGGACAATAGGTGGTACATCCTCAAAAGCAACATACCAAACAATGTCTGCATAGATGTCTGTAGTCCATTCAAACGAATGGTTTAAACGGTCATACAGTTTGCCATTACGTCGAACTGGATCGTATGCAGACTGATGCTCGTTAAAGTTAGTGTCAATGCTCAATGCATTGGTTGGAAAAGCAATTTCATTTGTCACTGAATCAGGAGTCAATACATACTTACGTTCAGTATTAAAGACCCACCCTTCAGATTGAACTTGCTTGTTAACTTCCCTTAGAGTAGTCAGTACAATGGCTACCTCAGGATTTTGCAAGTCAAGTGTGGTGACAGGTGCCTGTCCCACAGAGCTTAACATTTGATTTACAGCATCCAGTTCTGTGGACACAGCATAAGTAGGAGCAGGCATATCTTTTAGGATATAAAAAAAAAGGGGGAACCCAAAGGAACCCCCAGAAGGACTTAGAAAGAAGTAGGTGCAGTAGCAGTACCGGCAAACAGCTCAACAGCTGCAGCAGGGTTCAGATAGTCAGCACCCATGGCCAGACGGCCAAGGATCACATCGCCCTGGTAGATCACCGACACGTCGCCGCTGGTGACTTGAACCTGGGGTCCGATGGCCTCAACACAACCAGCAGCTTCACGTTGGAAGATAAGACCGCAGGAAGTGTTGAATGCAGCAGCACCGCCGTACTCGTTCTTGATACCGGTATCGCTAGCAGTAGCAGCTTCAATAGAAGGGCTAATGAAGGAACCAGTATTGGTAGGAGAGGTGACACCAGTGGTGCCGCCATAGGCAGTACCGTACTTACCGAGGAACGGAATGTTCATCGACTTGTACACTTTGATACCAGCAATCTCGATGATGCCGTTACCGTTCTGCAGGGCATCGCCTTGCTCGTCACGGTTGATCAGACCGTTGCTACCAATAGCCTGGATCAGGCTGTAGTACTGACGGGGGTTCAGGACGCCCACACGGCCATCCATGCTCACACCCTTTTCGTCCAACGCTGCAGCAGCATCGTAGAAAGCGGTGACAAGTGCAGAAGCATTGAAAGCATCAGACTGGTTAGCAGAGCTGCCAACACGAATCTGAGTACCACCGGGCTCAACAAAGTTGGCTTTGGTGATAGGGTGAACTTGACGAGCACCACGTGCAATTGCACGGAAAATCAGACGGTCATACTTCTCGGCGAGAGCATAACCAATCTTGCGGCTGATTTCAGAACGCAGATCATAATGAGAAAGCACTTCGTCCAGCTTGTAGACAAAGGCAGAGCTAACAAGGAGGTCATCACAAGTGATGGTCTTCTCAGCCACAGGAGGTGCACCATCGGTGTTACCGAGGATGCTGTTACCGGGAGTGTGATACTCAGCGGTAGTGCGACCCGTATAGATAAACTGCAAAGACTTGCCGTTCTTCAGGGTACGCTTTTGAACCAAGTCACGAGCGATCGCATTGTTTTGAAAGCCCTTAAACATCTCACCCGAAAAGAGCTTCAGGTAGAGTGCGCGACGATCTCCAGCGGAGTTCGACGCACCCGGCATAGTAACTTGAGCCGGGTTCACGGAGGATTGTTGTGGCATCTTTTAATAAGAGAGAGTGTTATTCAAAGTTCTCTCCAAAGCTTTGGAAATTGTGTAGCCGTATTTAATTGTTGTGGTCTCTCCCACCGTCATCCGGCTAAAGGGTGTCCGCGTACGGGCCAATAGCCAAAGAAAAAGGGGATCCGACTCTGAGGTGTCCCCAATCATTTAATTAATGTATTAAGTAAGACGAGTCATAGTAACTCTCCCAACTCCATAGCTTGTGAGACCAATTGCATCAGCCGCACCTTTACTTAGATCAATGGACCTACCTTGAATGTAAGGACCACGATCGTTGACCCGAACAACGGCACACCGCTTGAAGCAGACCCTAAGTCTGGTTCCAAATGGAAGTGTCTTGTGCGCTGCAGTAAGGCCGTTTTGATTAAATCGTTCACCGTTAGCGGTTAGGTTTCCGTTGAAACCTGGACCGTACCAACTGGTGATCACTGACAATGTTGTTAGAATAGAAAGCATGGTTTGTTTGCAAAGGACTTTAGTATTGCTAACGCTTCTATTTCTGCCAATACACGCGCAGTAATGGCAGACCTAATGGATCACTTTTTCTTAGCTGTCTTAGCGGCTTGTTTAAATTGGTTGGCAGTAGGTGCGCCAGCAGTACCTGCCTTACGCATCTTTTCACCACTGCCTTTAGCAATACGCTCACGCTTGGCGTTAATGTTTGAATAGAGACCAGGCTTAGCCATTAGAACTCC